CCGGCGGGCGGCGGCCGCGCGCTAGGAGCCCCATGGCTGACCCAGAGCTTCCGCCCAACGGGTTCAACTGGTCTCTCCCGTTCAACCTCGGGAGCTTCCGGGGCAACGGGCCGGTGGCCCTCATGGCGCTGGTCGTGGTCATGCAGGCCGTTGCCCTCGCTGCTCTGCTGTGGGTCAACTACCGGGGCTTCCAGGCGATTCACGAGGAGCAAGCGGCCGTGCGCACCGCCTACGCGGCGGAGATGAAGACCATGACGCAGCAGCACACCGACCTCTACGAGGGCACGCGGGCCATCGTCTACGTCCTGACGCTACCGCCCGAGCAGCGCGCCAAACTCCTGCAACGCCTCGAGGTGCCGGCGATGCTGCGCGGCGGGGCCCGGCCGGGGAGCCCATGACGGTCCACTTTGCCGAGATCGAGTTCGCCTGCCGCTGCGGGCGGCCGACGTGCGAGGCCCCGACGACGGTGTCGGAGGATCTACTGGCGGCGCTCGAGGCCCTGCGCTCCCGCTACGGGTTCCCCGTGCTCGTCACGAGCGGGCATCGGTGCTCCTGGTGGAACCTCAAAGAAGGCGGGGTCGCCGACAGCGCCCATGTGGTCCGGCCGGGGGAAGTCCTCGAGGAGTGCGACATCGCCGCCCCGTCGAGCCAGGCTCGCTATGACCTGCTCGGCGCCCTCTTTCTCGGCAGCGGGCCGCCCATCTTCTCGCGGGTCGGCGTCGGGCCCAACTTCCTGCACGTCGGCAACAGCCAGCGGCCGGGCCATGCGCAGCACGTCTGCTGGACCTACTACCCGAAAGGAGCTCCCTGATGAACGGACGAGCCACCGACCCGCCCCCGACCGCCGACCCAGGACCCCCCGACAAGGTCCGCAAGTTCGACCAGGCGGTGCGGGCGAGCTGCGTCCTCGGCTTGGTCGGGGCCTTCATCCTCGCCTTTCTGTGGGGCGTGTTCCGCGACAAGATGTACATCGGCTCCGACGTCTATCTCGGCGTGCTCACGCTGGCCCTGACGTGGTGGTTCAAGTCCCGCGACGAGCAGCAGCGCCGCACCGACCTGGCTCCGCCCCCAGGCACGGTGACCACGCCCGCCACCCCGCCGGCCGCGTCGGTCCCCACCGCCGTTGCGCCCGGCACATCAGAAGTGCCAAAAGGAGGCCCCGATGCGCCGATTCGCTAACCTGAAGGTTCTGTTCATTCTGTTGCTCGCCGTGCTGCTGGTCTCGGGCGGCTGTGCCGCCGCGAAGGGCTGGTTCACCACCCCCACCGGCCAGATCACCGTCGATCGCCAGGAGTTCCTCGACACCTGGGGGCTCGTGCGCCAGCTGGGCGCCGCGTATCTCGCCGGCGAGCGGGCCAAGGCCAACTGCTCGACGCCGAGCCAGGACGTCGCGCGGTGCCTCCTCGTGTCCGACGCCGAACGCAAGGCCAAGACGGTCGCCCTCTACATTGACGCCAAGGCGGCGACCCCCGAGACGACGGTGAACAAGGAAGCGGTGCAGGCGCTGCTCGCGGCGGTGCTGGCACTTCGACCGTGAGCCCGCCGAGCGCGCTGGTCCTGGTCCACGGCACCCACGGCCTGAACGACGGCTGGTGGCACGCGGGCTCGCCCTTCACCAAGGCGGTGTGGACCGCCGGGCTGGCGCTGCTCGACGAGGTGGATCCCTTCCGGTGGTCGGGCGAGTTGGCCGGGGTGCCGACGCTCACGCCCGACGACCCGGCCGATGCCTACGACGACAAGGGCCTCGCGGTGTGGTCCACTGCGGGGCTGGCCCTGCTCTGGTACTGCCGGAGCAAGACGGTCGACCGGGTGAGCCTGGTCACGCACAGCCACGGTGCCCAGGTCGCGTGGTTTGCCCTCGCGCATGGGCTCCTGGTCGACCGCTGGCTCGACATTTCAGGTCCGGTGCGCCGCGATATGCAGCGCGTGCGGCGGCGCGGGATGGGCAACGTGGCGCTCGCCGTCCACGTCTACGACCCCACCGACCCGATTCTCCTGGCGGGTGAGCTGGGCGACGGCAGGGCGGGGCTCGCGCTCTCAGCGCCCGAGTATCACCGGGGGCTGATGGTGGCCGGCGCCGGCCACTCGGGGCTCTTCAACGAGCACCTGGCGGGATGGAGCGCGTTGTGGCGGTACCTGAAGGACCCCCTGCCGCTTGGCCAGGTCGCGGTAGGGGGCGTCAGCGGTTAGTCGAGCTGTCGGCGCCGGTGGCGTAGATGCCGCTCTGGTAGCCCTTTTGTTCCATGCAGGGATTGATCCGATTGCGGTGGGCCACGCTCTGGAGCGGATAGAAGAGCAGCGCGCCGGCGACTTCACTCCCGCTGATGTCGGTGTCTCGCCGGCACGCCTGGTAGTCAGCGAGTCGCCGGTCATCGGTGCCGCCGGGCTTCGTGTAGAAATTGGGGCCCATCCCTGCGCCGGCGCACCCGGCCAGGGCCAGTCCTACCAGTAGCACTCCGGGGATTTTCATAGTCGCCTCCTTGGCAGGCGTCACGATACCCCCGCCGCGGCCAGGAGCGCAACGGTTTCCTCAATGCTCGACACGCGCGCGGCGATGCCGCCGGCGTGCCGGACTTCAGCCAGCGTGCGTTCCTGCTCGGCCCAGCGGCGGGCGTCCTTCGGGCCGCGCGGCCGCGCGCCGAGCCGCTTGACCTCGAGCGCCAGGAATCGCCCCTCGGCGCAGCCGATGATGTCGGGCATCCCGCGCCGGCTGTTGAACCGGAACACGGCGCCGGCGGGGTTCGTGAAGGCGCCGCTGTTGATGCGCGCCGCCCAGATGCGCCGGCTGGCGAGGTACTGGAGAATCGCCTGCACGATCTCGGTCTCCGAGCGGTTCTTCCGCGCGCCGTCGAGCCAGGCGGCCGGCACCGGGGTGCTCGCCATGCGCCCACGCTAGCACGTCGGCCGCGACCCCCACTCGACCCCTCCTTCACTCGGGAACACACGGGCAACTGCGGGAAATTGCGGGAACATGGGCGTGGCGGCCACTGTGCCGCGATGTACGTTTAACCGCGTGGTGGTATTGCGGGAAATCTTGCTCGCGCGCGGCGCTCGAGCGGATTCGTAATCAGTAGGTCGCGGGTCCGACTCCCGCCCCCGGCTCCATTCTTACCAGGCAGTTACCCGACAGCCCCGGTCCCGTCGACCCCTCCCGTGACCCCCGGTTCCCGCCGGTCCTGCTCGACCCACTGCTGGCCCGCCGTGGGGATCCACCGGGCGTAGAAGCGCAGGGTCGTCGTCGCGGTGGCGTGGCCGAGCTGGGCGGCCACATAGGTCAACGGCGCCCCGGCCGCCAGCCGGAGCGAGGCGTAGGTGTGCCGGAGGTCGTAGAGGCGCGCCTGGGGGCACCCAGCCGCCCGAGCGGCCCTACGGAAGGCCCGGGCCACCCGGGAATGGTCGAGCGGCGTGCCCTGTCGATTCTGGAAGAGCCAGGCCCCGGCGCGGGGGGCCAGCCGGCCCCAGAGCCCTGCCGGCACGTCGACCCACCGGGGCTGGCGCGTCTTGGTGGGCGCCAGCCGCCCGAGGAGCCAGGCGCGCTCGACGCGGAGGCGGTGGCCCGTCCGGTCGAGGTCTCCCGGCCTGAGCGCGTAGGCCTCGCTCGGCCGGAGCCCGGTCTTGGCCAGCAGCTCTAAGAGGAGCCCGTATGGGTTTATTCCAGACGTCTGCTGGGCCGCTCCCAGCACCCGGTCCCGGTCGGCTTGGCTCAGCGGGTGGAGCGGCTCGGGGGCCGCCGGGCGGGCCTGCCGGCGCCGGCGGCCCTGCCCGAGCAGGGGATTCGTCGGGATGAGACCATCGGCCGCGGCGTCGGAGAGGAGGGCCGAGAGGGCCGCCCGCATCAGCCGGAGGCTGTTCGGGGCGTGCCCTTCCTGCCGCTTGGCGTCCAACCAGGCCCGGAGCTGGGCGGGGCCCAGGTCACGCACCCTGGTCCCGCCCAGCGCCGGCAGCGCGTGGCCCCGCAGCCGCTCCGCATAGCTGCGGAGGGTCGTGGGGGCGAGCGCCGGCTCGATCGCGGCCAGCCAGCGGGCCGCGTACTCCTTGAGCGTCGGATCCTCGAGCGGCGCCTGGCCCCGCCGACGAGGCCCCAGCGCCCCGACTTCCCCACGCCGCCGCCACTCGGCTTCCTGGGCCCTGCGGGCTGAGGGGAAGCCTCCCTGCTCATAGGCCCGGCCCCGATGCCGGAAGCGGTAGCGATAGGCCGCCTTGTCCTGCCGGCGATAGACGCCCATGTCAGCGCCACGGGGCCCGCTCGAGGACGGCCACGATCAGGGCGACGCCGACCAGCACGCCGTAGGCGAAGTAGGTCACTGCCGCCTGGACGTGGGCCTCCCGCAGGCGCAGGAACGTGGGCCACCCCACCTCGCGGGCGGCCTGCTTCTCGACCCGCCGGCTGTAGAGCCAGAGCAGGCAGCCCGCGGCCCAGCCGGCGGTGGCGAGCGCGATCAGGCCCGGAATGAGCCGCACGGCCATCCCCGGTCAGGCCAGGGCGGGTCCAGAGAGGTCGGTCGGTCGGCGGTTCCGCTGGGGGGCGGGCCGGTGGCCAGGAGCCCGATGCGGGGGCTTCCTCGCCCAGCTCGGCCGGGCCGCCCAGTCGAGCAGCTCGACGACGGGGCTCGGCCAGTCAAAGCCGCCCACGACGCCGCCCCGGCGCGGAGGCGGTCCCGGTCGGAGGCAGCGCCGCGGGGGTCCCGTGGGTGGCCAGGAACGCCACCAGGGCTTCAGACTCGGCGCTGCCGAAGAGCAGCCAGGCCGGGGGGCACTCGAGCGCGCCGGCCAGGCGCAGCAGGTTGGCGTAGCTTGGGACCGACCGCTCGGCCAGCCACTCGTAGAGGTAGGAGCTCACGAGCCCGCGGTCCCGGCAGAGGCCCAGCACGTCCGGGCGGCCGTTTTTCCGGTAGCCCAGGGCCTCCATCCGCTCCGTGATCCGGGCGCCCAGGCCCGGATACCGCTCGGCTCGTGCCATCCCTCCCGCCTCCCCTCGTCCCCCTGAAGAAAACACTTGACACCCGTCAGGCGTCGCCTGTAGAGTGCGGGCATCGTCGGAGGGTCGGTAGCCGACTACCCCTGGCGATACCCGACACCCAATGACGAGAGCACAGCTCAAACGCGCTGTCAAGCGGGCCTTGGCGGCCAACCGCCGGGCGGGGTGGTATCCGCAGAGCCTCTACGAGTACGCCCAGCAGCTGGGGATCCGCAACGAGCAGTTCTCCATGGTGCTCAACGGCAAGAAAACGTCGACCCGCATCCACGGCCTGCTCGAGGGGCTGGTGAGATCGGCGGCGGGACCGGAGGTGAAGACGGCGATGGCCCCAACGGCGGAGGAGATCGAGCGATGCGTGGTTGCCAAGGAAGCCGCGGCCCTGCTGGGGCTGGCTCCCAAGACGCTCTACAACCGGCTCTCGCACGGCGGCTGGCCGGAGTTGAGGGCCTTCAAGTTGAACGGCCGCTGGCGCGTCCCGGTGTCCTCGATCAAGGCGCTCTTGGCCCCCGCCCAGGGCGCGGCATGAGCCCCTGGCTGGTGCGGCTCGAGGCCTGGCTGGACCGGCGCCCGGTGGTCGCCGCGGTGGTGGCGCTCGTGACCTGCGTGGTCTATGGCGTGCTCTTCCATCTGGTCGCCCCCGAGGGCCGGCCATGACCTGCCGCGTCCAGGTGCGGCAGGAGCCCACCACGACGGGGCATGAGCCCTCCTTCCAGTTCGAGGACGGCCTGCCGGTGCCGGACGGCTACTGCTACTGCCGGCGGTGCCAGCGCCTGTTCACCGGGCCCGAGTTCATGGCCTCCCCCCTCTGTAACCCACGCGGGACGCGCCTCCTGGTCTGCCGCTGGTGCCCTGAGCATGTGGCCGTGCCGATGGAGAACGTGGCCCTGGTCGAAGCCTTCGGCGTCGTCTGTCCAAGCTGCTATGCCCGCGAGCTCGAGGGCCTGCGCGTCCTCAGCTAGGAAAGGAGTCCCCCATGTCGGACACCGTCCAGAAGTCAATGTTCCCTCAGTCCGTTGTCCTGCTCGGTGATGCGTTGGCCGAGCTCCGGCGCCGGCTCCCCGATGTCGGCGTCTGCATCGAGTGCGAGGTCTGGCAGCACGTGGGGGCTGAGCCCGAAGTCAGGTGGAGCATCTGGCGGAGCGACATCGCGGATCACAGCCAAGCCCCCACGCTGGCGGCGGCTCTCGAGGTGGCCCTGGCCCGCGGCCGGCTGGCCGAAGCCCAGGCCGCGCTGGCCGGCCTCGACTCCGCGCCGGCCGCGGCCGAGTCCTTCTAGGGCGGCGGCCATGTCCACCATCACGGACACGCGGTCGTTCCGGGGGCTTCGCCAGCCCTCGGGTGCCCAGGTCTATCTGGCCGGGCGGCCCTTGCCCCTGCCGCCGCTCAACCCCCGCACCGAAGTGCGCCATAGCCCCACGGGGTTTGAGTGGGGCTATACGGGCTCGGGCCCGGCCGAGCTGGCCCGGGCGCTCCTGATTGCCGTCGCGCCGGCCGACCCGGTCGTGCGCACGGGGGCCTGCTACCAGCGGTTCAAGGAAGAGATCGTGGCCCGCCTGCCGCGAGACCGCCCCTGGGAGCTGCCGGTCGAGCGCGTGCTCGGCTGGCTCGAGCGGTTTCATGCCGAGGCCCAGCTGCCCTTCTTCGTCTGTGACCTCGGGCCCTTCGCCTGGCTGGGCGCGCGCCCCGCCGGCCGGGCCTGCGTGGTCCGCCATGGCGCCCAGGATGGCCCCGACCTCGAGGATACCGGCGCCCCAGGCCTGGGCTACTACACGGCCGTCGACCTCTGGCTCAGGCGGTCGGACAACGACTGCCTGCGGGCGCGCGGGGACTGCCGCTGGCAGGCCGCCGTCCAGGCCGAATCCCGCTGGCGGGGCGCACGCCATGGCGCCTGAGCCCAGCGCGCGGCACGAGATTCGGCTGACGGCCGTGGCCTCGCTCGGCGACAGCGTGATCGGCCTGGACGCCGAGGGGCGGGCCTGGCTCTACGACATCGAGCGGCAGGGCTGGGTTCGGGTGCCCATGACCCGGCTCGACTTCTCGCGCGAGCTGGCCGGCGCGCCCACGCCCCCGTCGGGTGGCGTCCTGACCGTCCACCGCTTCCCGGTCGGCACCGCGGTGCGTGACCGCGAGCGGGATCCGCTCGACCAGGTCGGGCAGGTGCTCGAGCAGGCCTTTCTCCGCGACCCCGATCAGACCGAGCATCCCTACATCATCGTGCAGTTCCCCTCGGTGCGCCGCTCCTATCTGGACCGGGGCGGCGTGCTCGAGCGGGCCTAGGCGTACACCTCCTGACTGTCGGGAAAGGAGCCTCATCATGGGTTCTCTCAAGAAGTGGCGGCAACTGAGCGGCGGGTCCTTCTACAAGTTCGAAGAGGTCGGCCAGGTGCTCGAGGGCACCTGGCAGGGCACCCAGACGGGGAAGTTCGGGGACAACGGGACGGTTGAGGTATTCGGGAAGCTCATGGTGTTCTCGCTGAACGCCGGGCTCAAGGACTTGCTCCGCGTGAAGGCGGGCACGGAGATCCGCCTGGAGTATCTGGGCAAGCAGCGCGCGAAGAACGGCAACGAGTTCAAGGCCTACAAGGTCGAAGTCGCGGAGGACGCGGAGGTCGCCGACCCTGACGACCCGAACGTGCCCTTCTGATGGCTGCCCCCAAGGCCCCGGCCGACAAGTGGGACCGCTCCCGGTGGTATCCAATCGGGGGGCGGCAGTTGCCGAGCGTGACGACCTTTCTCGACATCATCGCCAAGCCCGCGCTGGGCCCCTGGTACGCCAAGGTCGAGCGGCAGGCCTTCGAGACGGCGATGCTGGAGATTGCGAGCCGCTACCCCACGATCTCGGCCGACCACCTGCTCGAGCTGGTGATCGAGACGGTCAAGGGCGTCAAGGCCGCGGACAAGGAAAAGGAAAAGGCGGCCGCCATCGGCACGGCCGCGCACGCCAAGATCGAGTGGCACACGCGCCGCCTGCTGGGTGAGGACGCCGGGCCCGAGCCCGTCATTCCCGATGCCGCGCTCCTGGCGGTGATGGCCTGGGAGGACTGGGCCAAGGAGGTTGACTTCACCCCGCTCTGCGCCGAGCGGGTCGTCTACTGCCTCGACTGCGGCTACGCGGGCACGGCCGACTGGATCGCCAAGGTGCGCGGGGCGGTGACGCTCGGGGACTACAAGACGGGCAAGGCCATCTGGCCCGAGGCGTTTCTGCAGAACCGGGCCTACCGCCATGCGGCCAAGCGGTCGCTCGGTATTGAGACCGAAGCGGGGCTCATCCTGCGACTGCCCAAGACCTACGAGGATCCCGCCTTCGAGGCGCTGGCCGTGCCGGAGACGGCGATGGCCAGCGTGCTGGCGGCGTTGGAGCTCTGGAAGTGGCAGCGGGTCGCCTCGGGCCGCCGGCTGGAACCGGCAGCGGGTCGCCTCCGGCCGCCGGTGGCGTGACCACATAATGACCGACCGCCCCCTCTGGCCCGTCGGCCGCGTCGAGGCCACCAGTACGGCCTTGGCCCTGCCGGCGGGCTTGCCCATCGAGGACTGGCTGGACGTCGGCCGGGCGCTCGACCGCCTGCGCGGCGGCTTCAAGTGGTGGGTGGGGGACTGGCTGCTCTACGGCGAGGCGACCTACGACGAGCGGTACAGCCAGGGGATGTCGGCCACCGGCTGGGACTACCAGACGGTCGCCAACGCCATCTGGGTCGCCCGCCGCTTCGCCTGGGCCGAGCGGGAGCCCGAGCTCTCGTGGTCCCATCATGCCGTCCTGGCCGGGCTCGAGGACGCCGAGGAGCGGGTCGGGTGGCTCAAGCAGGCCCTCGCCAAGCGGTGGACCGTGGCCGAGCTCCGCGACGAGGTCTCTGCCGCCCATCCGCCCGATGGCGTCGGGGCGCGGGTGCCGGCGGCGCTGGCGCTCTTCCGGCGGGAGCAGATCGGCGTGCAGCAGGCCTGGGCGGCCGTCCTGCTGCGCCGGTTCCCCGGAATCCCGGCCTCGGGCGCCGTGGCCGCCGCGGAGGAGCTCTTCACCGTCACCGAGCGGACACTCTTTCCCTCCGTAGGGAAATCGGCATGAGCCTCTACCTGATGGGCCGGGTGTTCGTGACGCCGATGGCCTCGCCGGCCGACAAGCTGGTGCTGCTGGCCCTGGCCGAGCACGCCTGGGACGACGGCGGGGAGGCCTATCCGTCCTTGCGGCGCCTGGGGCTCTACACGGCCTTGAGCGAGCGGACGGTGCGCTACGCCCTGCGGCGGCTTGAAGCGGACGGCTGGCTCTCGGTCCAGCGACCGGCCGACCCAGACGGCCACGCGCCGACGGTCTACCAGCTGGCAACCGAGCGGCTCTCGACCCCTGGGGCAGGACGTGCCCCAGCCCCCGGCCAGCGGTGCCCCAGCCCGGGGCAGGGCGTGCCCCAGCCCCCAGCAAGCGGTGCCCCAGCCCTGGGGCAGGACGTGCCCCCGAACCGTCCTTCAGAACCGTCCTTAAACCGTCAGGAGGACAGCCCGCCCACCTTCCGAGTCGCCAGGGAGATCCTCGAGGCGCTCGACGGCGCAGTGACCTTCCGCGGGGACCCGCGCCTGAGAAGCCCGCTCTACTGGCAGGCCCAGGTGCAAGCCTTCCCGGCGGTCGACTTCCCGCAGGAGATCAAGGAGGCCCAGGCCTGGTGCGTCAGGAGCCCCGACCGGGCGCCCCGGAGTAACTTCCCCCGGTTTCTCGGCAACTGGTTCCGCCGGGCCGCGGCCGACCAGCGTGAGGCCTCGGGATGAGCGACCGAGAGCCCGTGCATGGCGAGATCGTCACAGACCGTATCCCGGCCCGCCGAGCGGGCAAGAAGCGGCGGCGCTGGTGTGGCTTCTGCTCGACGTGGACGTGGGAAAACTGTCTCGGTGTGTTCCGCCATCGCGGCGGTAATGCGGCCTATTGTCGTCTTCTACGCCCTCGCGCCACCGCGTCGCGCGCGGAGAGCAGGCCATGACCGCCACCGTGACCCCGATCCCCTGGCTCTGCCGGTGCACCAAGAAGAACGCCGGGCGCGCGCAGTTTTGCCCGGCCTGCGGCGAGCGGCGCCCCGAGCTCTCGAGCCCCGGCCAGCCGGCCCAGCGCAAGCGCGGGACCGTATGCCCCTATGACGGCGCCGTGCTTCGGGACGACGGCTTCTGCCCCGATGGCGACGGTTACCCCTATGGCCTGCCTTGCCCCTTCGTCTGCCCGGTCTGCCGCCAGCGTCTCGAGTGGGCCGGCGGGTGCCGGGCCTGCCATGGCGCGCTTCACGGCTCGCGTGAGGAATGGAAGTTCCCCGGCGACCGCTATGACCTCTTCGACGACGCGGGCCAGCCCCTGGGCGATGGCCAGCACTGGCGCCTGGTGCGGCCGGGCCCGGCCCCCGCCATCTCGGTCGAGGAGAACAAGGAGGTCCTGACGATCGTGCAGCGGATGCTGGCGCGCGGGCAGCTGGGACAGCCCCTGCCGGTGGAGACGCCCTGATGGGCTTCTTCCGCTGCAGGCACTGCGGCGTCATCTGGCCCGAGCCCCATCGGCCTGGTTGCGTCCATAGCACCCACAAGGAGCCTCCCATGGCAACTGATGAAGAGGTCCAGAAGCTCGCTGGTGCGGTCCTAAAGGTCGACGTCGGGTTGGGGGGCATCTCGACCGGCCCGGCCCCGTGGACCGCGTGCACCGTCGAGGTCAAGCTCGACCGCCTGCGGCGGGTGCTGCGAGACCTGCGCTGGACGCTGGACCAGGCCCGGCGTCACGCCGCCCAGTTCGAATCCCACGAGCATAACGCCAAGGGCGAGGTCGTGGTGCCGCTTCACCTGCGCGGGGGCCAGGGCGAAGGCGCCTCGAGTTACGACACGCTCGCATGACCGTCGCCACCCCCGTCGAGCTCATCGCGCCCTACCGGGCCCAGCTGGACCGGGCGGCCTTGGCCGGCAGACTCCAAGCCGGCCACCGGGGGCGCGCTCAGCGGATCAAGCTCCGCGACCTGGCGGTCGTCTGCTTCGGCCAGACGGCCACCCATGGCTCGGCGCGGGAGGTCGCGCTCCGCTCCGTCCTGGCTGAGCTGGTGCAGCAGGGGGCGGCCATCGCTACCGAACCCGGCCCCGACGGGGGCGTCTGGTGGCTGGCCGATGAGACGGAACGGCAGGCGGTGCTCAGCCAGCTGGCCCTGCAGATCAAGGCCCTCCGCGCGCGGGTGACCCAGCTCGAGCGGGCCCGGCTGGCCACTTGGTCGCCGGCCCAGGGCACTCTCCTGCCGGAGCCGGGAGCGGACTGATGCGGCAGACGGCCTTGTTCCTCGGCAGCACGCTCGCCACCGTGAACCTGGCGATCCTCGGGCTGGTGGCGGACGGGTTCGGCTGGACCGTCCTGCTGACGGCGGTGGGGATCCTGCTGCTCATCGTGGGCCTGTTTAGAACAGGGGGACAACGCGGATGCTAATCACACGACGCTGGCTGGCCATCGTGACGGTGGGCGAGCTCCTGGTGGCGGTGCTGGCCTTTGGCCTCGGGCGCTTCACGGCGCCGACCCTGGCCCAGGTGCGCCTCCTCGAGACGAATATCCGGGCCGTGGAAGCCCGGCAGATCGGCCTGCGGGCCCAGCTCACGCGGACTGACGAGCTCCTCGTCCGCGCGCGCATGAGCCACCAGGCCCGGCTGGCCGACGTGGCGCGGGACTGGGGTATCACGGGGCAGTGGGACTGCCGGACGGTGGGGCCAGGGACGGGGCGGTGATGAGCAACAAGATCATTCAGATTCAGCCGTGGCGCGACCGCCTGCTCGCGCTGACGGAGCAGGGCGAGGTCTACGACCTCGAGCTCATCAATGACCGTGGTCTGGCTCTCTTCATGCCGCGCCTGAGTCTGCTGTTCCCGGTCACGGCGGCACCCGCGGCGCCTAGCGCCGAGCAGGGCAGAGTATGAAGCCGCTCTTCCCGGGCCAAGTCTGCCAGCGGTGTCAGTTGCCCATCCCGCCGGCCTGCTGTTCGATGGTCTGCGTCTGCACGACGCCCCTGCGGGCGCGCTCGCCCGAGGACGAGGCCTCGTGAGCCAGGGCGCCCACAACTCCTCGCACGCCTACCTGGGCAACCGCCGCGGCCGCGGGCCGCGGCTCCTGGGCAAGCTCGGCCGTGCGGTCACCCTCAAGCGCCTTGAGGAGCTCCTGCGCGGGAGCCCGAGGCCGGCCTCCAAGGAGAAACGCCATGGATCCTAACACCAGGCTGGCAACCCTGTCGGTGGCCCAGCTCCGCGAATCGCCGCTTAACCCCCGCCGGCACTACGACGAGGACAAACTGCGGGAGCTGGCGGCCAGCATCGCGGCCAAGGGGGTGATCGAGCCCCTGCTCGTGCGGCCGCGGCCTGCTGAGGGCATGACAGACGACCTCTTCGAGATCGCCTGCGGGCATCGCCGCTTCCGGGCGGCCCAGCGGGCGGGCCTGGACAGGCTCCCCTGCCTCGTGCGGGAGATGGACGACGTGGCCTTCCTCGAGGTGGTGGTGATCGACAACCTGCAACGCGACGACCTGCACCCGCCGGAAGAGGCCGAGGGCTACAAGCAGCTGATGACGGGCGCGGGCTACGACGTCCATCGAATCGCCGACCGCGTGGGGCGCTCGGTCAAGTACGTCTACGACCGGGTGAAGCTGCTCGAGCTCGGAGCGCCGGCCCGGCGGGCCTTCTTGGACGGCCGCTTCACCGCCGGCCACGCCATTCTCCTGGCGCGGCTCACCCCCACCCAGCAGGCCCTGGCCCTCAATCCCAAGGGCGACGGGCTCTTCGAGCAGGAGCATACGCTCTGGAGCCCCGACGAGGAGCCGGACGAGCCGGCCTACAAACCTGTCAGCGTGCGCGAGCTCGCCGGCTGGATCGACGAGCACGTCAAGTTCAATCCCAGGTCGGTCGACCCCATGCTCTTCCCGGAGACGGCCGAGGCCTTGCAGCTAGTCGGGACGGGCACCAAGGAGCGGCCGGCCACCCTCATCCCCATCACGCATGACCACTTTGTCCAGCCCGAGGCGCGCGACGGCCAGCGCATCTACGGCCCGCGGAGCTGGAAGCGCGCCGATGGACGGTTCAAGTCCAAGCCCTGCGACAAGGCCGTCCTGGGCGTGGTCGTGGTCGGCCCCGACCGCGGGCAGGCCTTCCTGGTGTGCGCGGCCAAGAAGGGCTGCGCCCGGCACTGGGCGGCCGAGCAGCGCGAGAGCGCGCACCGGGCCAAGTCGCTGGGTTCGCCGGACGCTGCCCAGGCCCGCGCGCAGCGCGAGCGCCTCAAGTACGACGCCCAGCAGGCGCAGGAGGAGGCCCTGCGGGCCCGGTGGACGAAGGCCATGCCCAAGATCCTCGAGGCCGTGGCCGCGGCCGTGAAGAAAGCCCCGGCCCGGGCCAAGGGCCACCTGGGCGCCTTCCTCCTCGGGCAGCTCGAGCTGAGCAGGCGGGCGAAGCGGGTGGACCTCGTGCCGCGCGGGACGACGGCCGAGGACCTGGTGCGCCACCTGGCGTTCCTCATGCTCTGTGACGAGGTCCAGGCCTACCAGGCGCCGGAGCGGTTTCCCGGGGTGGCCAAGGCCTTCGGCCTCGATGTGCAGAAGATCCTCGACGCCGCGGCCCCGCTCCCCAAGGCCGCCCCCGTGCAGATGGCTGCAAAGAAGAAGGGGCGCCGCGCCGCATGAGGGGACTCGCGCTCGGGCTGGTGGTGCTGCTCGGTGGGTGCGCGACGCTGCCCCTGGCCGTCGGCATGGCGCTCGACGCCACGGTCGGCGGGGTCGGTATCTGGCAGCGCGAGCAGCACCGCCGTCACCTCGAGCGGATCGACGACCAGCTCTACCGGCTGCGCGTGCCGGTGGTGGTGCCCACGGCCGAGGTCCTGCGGGAGCGGGAGGAGGCCAAGCCATGACTCCCTCCCTGGACGCGGCGCGGAAGGTGGTGGAGGAGTGGCGCGTAGCACAGGGACTCAATGACCACTTTTATTCGCTGACGGCACTTGACGAGGAGAACCTTGTTGGGCGCATCGCCGCCCACGTCCGCGCCGGGGTGGAGGAGAAGGAGACAGAAATCAAGCGCCTCATCACCGCGAATGAACATTGGCATACTCGGGTGAAAGACCTCCGCGCCGCCCTCGCCGAGCGGGAGAAGGAGGTCGCCGACTTGCGCCATCTCATCGAGACCGGGGCGTCGCGGGGTGCGGAGATTAGCCCGTTTATTCGCCGCATGTTTTCCGTAGGGTCAAAGGCGAGAGCTGAGGCCGACGCCCTCCGCGCGGAGCGGGAGCGGCTGAGAGAGTTACTCCGGCACGAAATCTACCGCAACCATGAACACACAGATTCGTGTGACGCTTGCAAAGGTTCCGACGCCGCCCTCGCGCCCGAGGCCGAGCGGGGGCGGGGGAGATGAGCGACCAGCGATTCCCTCTTTCCTGGCCGCAAGGGTGGCGGCGCACGGGTGCATCCCACAGGCAACGCGCGCGCTTCTCTCAGAAAGAGCGCAGGTTCAATCAGGAGGGCACGTCCTCCTGGCTCTCAAGCCAATCGCTAACCGTGGCGGCAGCGAGGAAGCGTCTCGAGGGGGAACTCGATCGACTGAATGCCAGCGAGGTGGTCTTGAGCACCAATATCGCGCTGCGCCTTGACGGGCTGCCGCGGAGCGGACAAGGCGAGCCGAGCGATCCTGGTGTCGCGGTCTATTTCCGTCTGCTTGGTAAGCCCCGCACGCTGGCCTGCGACCGCTGGGACCGGGTGGCGGACAACATGGCCGCCATCGCGGGGCACGTCGCCGCGATCCGCGCGGTGGACCGTTATGGCGTCGGTACGTTGGAACAAGCCTTCGCGGGGTACGCGGCGCTCCCCGCTTCGACTGAGGAGTGGTGGCTCGTTCTTGGCGTCGAGCCGAACGCCACAATCGAGGAGGTCGAAGAGGCTTTCCGCGACCTGGCGAAGCGCCACCATCCCGACGCTGGCGGGGCGCCCGGTGAGATGGCTCGCCTCACGGCGGCGCGTGAGGCGGCGCGACGGGCGCTCGGAGTTCGGCCATGACCCTGGGGCGCATCCTGGCGGGCGCGGGCCTCCTGCTGATTGCAGGGCTGGGCACGGGCCTCTGGGCCTGGGCCTACCATGAGGACCCTCGCCCCCAGGTCCAGCTCTACGCGCCCGCGCGCCTCGCGCCCACCCAGCACTGGCGCCTGGTGCCCATGTCCGAAGGCCCCGCCCTCTGGGTGGCCTGCGTCGGTCAGGACCGCCTCTACGCCATCGGGCCCCAAGGACACTTCCGCCTCCTGGCGGTCGCGCCGGGCGGCTGTGCCGCCGGCGGACGGTGAGAACCAAGGCCCGCGAATGGGACGTGCCGACCGGCGTGTGCGACCCCCTGACGATGGCCGCCGCGGTGATGGCGGACTACCGCCGCAGCCACCGGGGGGGCCGGGGGCCGATGGCGGGGGACGTCCGACTGGCCCTCCTGGGGCCGGTGGAGACGCAACACCGGGAGCGCCTCCTCGAGCGGGCGCGCGCAGGCGAGGCGGCGGCCATCCAGAGGCTGCAGCGGGAGTATCGCCTCCGCCTCCTGTCGCCGGCCCAGGCCCAGAACGGATCCGGTTCACGGCCGCGCTCGCCGCGAGCGGCACGGCCATCGCCTGTGACGCCGACGGGGAGACGACGGTGAGGTTCCAGCTGCCGGTGAGCGAGCTGGCCGAGGCCGTCAAGCTCTACGCCTACCTCGGGCGCACCTTCACGGTGGAGATCCGGCCGTGAGCGTCATCGTGGATGCCCTTGCGCTGTTCACCGCCACGCTGACCGAGGGGCGCTTGCTGTCACTGGCTCGCGCCGCCTCCGTGTTCGAGGGCCTGGCCGAGCTGGTTGACTACTGCGACCAGCTGGAAGAGGTCAGCGGACGGTTGGGCGTTGAAGCCGGCCGTGTGGTTCGCCTCCGGCGCTTGGCCGATGCCGCGCGCAACCTCCAGCTCGAGGCCCAGGACTACGCCCGGGGCGAACCCCCGGGATGGCGCGGCCTGCTGCGTTCGATCGAGAGCGGCCCATGAGCCTCAAGCGCGTGGCCGACCACCGGACGGTCCTCGAGGTCGAGCGGAGCGTGGATGCTGCGCTGGTCGCGCTCCGCGCGGTCCAGCGGCAGGGCGGCAGCAACACGCTCGCCCAGGTGAGCATTGAGTACCGGCTTGGCCGGCTCCAAGAGCGGAAGGAGCAGCTCCAGGCCGCCGAGGGGACGCGACGATGAACCTGGGGCGCTGGTGTCGGCTCCTGGTGCTCGCCGGTCTCTGCCTGGTGCCCTCGACGGCCGCGGGGGCCGAGGCGCGCTACCACCACGCGCCCGAGGACTCGGCGATCCTGCTGCCGGATCCCGCGGTGACGCCCGGGCAGGCCGTCCCGATGGACGTGGCGACCCTCTGTGCGACGAAGTGGGGCCTCGATGCCCGCCATGTCACCGAGCGGATGAAGGCCCAGACCTACGCCGACTACGGCGCCGTCAAGCGGAAGGGCCTCTGCTGTGAGGTCGACCACCTGGTCTCGCGCGAGCTGGGCGGCGCGGATGTGCAGGACAACCTCTGGCCCCAGCCCTGGCGGCAGGCCCGAATGAAGGACCGCGTGGAGAATTGGCTGCACCGGGAGGTCTGTGCCGGCCGCCGGTCGCTCGCCACGGCCCAGCGCGCGATCGCGCGGGACTGGTATCGGGTCTACCTCGAGATGCTGCGGGAGCGAGCCAAGCGATGAGCCCCGACCCCGAGGCGGGCCCGCCCTGCGCGAAGAAGGATTGCGGCGGCCCGGCCCGCTGGCGCGTCGGCCTCGTGTTGCGTGCGCCGGCACCCCACGACGACGCGCCACCAGTCCCCGCTTGGCTGGGGCTGGCGCTCTGTGACGCTTGCCGGGCAACGGCCACGGCCGAGGACTTCATCAGCAACCAGGGCTGGGCCATGGTCCAGGCCGGATTCATGGCCACGGGCCACATGAAGCCCGACCGCGTGCGCACGTCGCTTGACTGGGTCGAGCTCGGGAGCCCCGAGGACCGCGAGATCGTGCGCCTCTTCGAGAGAACCTGGAGGGCCCTCTGAGCCGCCGCCCGCCCGCCCGCCAGACGACGACGCCGGTGCCCCGCACCAAGGCCGGCCGCTTCCTGCCGGGCGTCTCGGGCAATCCCATCGGCCGGCCGCCGGGCGTCAAGGACAAGCTCCCGCGGGGCTCCGTCGCCGCCGTCTTTCGGGACTTCATCAGCACGAAGGGCGGCCACGACAAGATGCTCGAGGCGGTCGACGCCGGCGTGAAGAATCACCGCCGGGCCCTGGGCTACTTGGAGCTGGGGGCGCGCGTGCTCGACCGCGTCGACGCCGAGATCGGCCGGCCCGTGACCATCTACCTGGTCACCAACGTCCAGTTCGACCGCCTCGTGCAGGCCGGCCAGGCGCTGGGGCTGACCGGCACCGACCGGCGCCAACTCGGGGGCTGATGCCCACCCGCTTGACCGAGCAGGACGGGGCGCTGCAAGCCCGGATTGAGTTCGAGGCCCCGCCGGTCGTCCGCAACTTCATCGAGGACCCGACCTACTGCACGGGCTACTTCGGGCCCTGGGGCTGCGCCAAGACGACCGCCGGCGCCTTCAAGGCCTGGGGCTATGGCCAAGCCTTCCCGGGCGCCCGCATCGCGGTCATCCGCAACACCTGGCCCAACCTGCGGGACACGACCCAAAAGACCATCTTCGAGTGGTTCCCCGAGGACGTGGCCGGGCACTACGTCGCCCAGTCCAAGACCTTCTTCCTCCACCCGGCGCACGCCGGCGAGCCGCCGGTCGAGCTCATCTTCCGGGCGATGTTCGACCAGGCCGACCTGGAGAACCTGCTCGCGCTCGACCTGGCCGCGGCCTGGATCGACGAGCCCCAGGGGGGCATCAGCTACCGCGGGGAGCGGGGACTGGTGCACGAGCCCGGCATCAACCAGCGTCTCTTCGAGGCCCTGATGGCGCGGATCGGCCGGCAGCAGGGCTACCCGCCGATGGCCTGGCTGACGGGCAACCCGCCCTCGCCGTCTCACTTCATCGCGCGCCTGTTCGGCTATGACCCCGGCGCCTCCAGCTGCGACCGGCCGAAGAACCCGCGGCCCGACTATCACCTCTATCTCGGCACGCAGGAGACGAACCGGCACAATCTCACGCCCGGCTACTACGAGCGGCTCACGCGCGACATGGGCGAGAACACGCCGATGGCCCGCCGGTTCCTCAAGGGCCTCTGGATCGACTTCGCCCAGAGCAAGCCCTTCCACCGCGAGTGGATCCTCCGGGCCGGCCAGGGCGGCGCGCCCAAGATACCCGAGGACCTGCTCCTCGAGATCGGGTTGGACCCGGCCATCAGCAAGAAGGACGCCGCCAGCAAATCGGCCATCGTGATCGGGGGCCAAGTCGAAGCGGGCGACCTGCGTGGCCGGAAGTTCATCACCCACGCCGAAGCCGGGCACTGGACGGTGCTTGAGACCGTCAACCGCCTGTTGCTGCTCTGCCGGCGGTTCAACGTGCGCCGCGTGCGCATCGAGAAGGTGGCCTTCCAGGCGGCGGTGGGCGAGGTCCTCGACCAGAAGGCGCGGGAGGCCGGGTTGAACGTCGTGGTCCAGCTCGTCACGCCCGACGCCGACAAGCTGACGCGGGCCAACGCTTGGGCGCCGATGGTCGAGGCCGGGGAGCTCCTCTTCGGGCCGGGCATGGAGGAGCTGGTCGAGGCGATGCTGGCGGTGCCCGACGACGAGACCGCCTGGGACTATGTCGACGCCGCGGGCTATCTCGTGCGCGGCTTCCGCAAGGTGCAGGCGGCCGCGGAGCGCCTGCCGACGGAGGATCCCGACACGCCCCTGGCCTCGAGCTACGCCACGCGCCCGCAGACCCAGCCCCGGTGGGCCGAGCCCGCCCCCGGCGCGCCGCTCCGGGCCCGCCCGGTGGCGAAATCTGGTGACAGGCGACGGGCGACGGGCTATGCTGTGACGCAGCCGAGAGCGCCGCGCAGGCCGAGTCGGTAGTGGTGGCCGCCTGGCGCTGCGCCAAGTGTGGGGCGCGCACGCCCTTCGCGCAGTTCTACGAGGGCTGGAACCTGTGCCCCGAGTGCATCGTGGCGTTTGAGGAGGCGCGAGACATCGAACCCATGAGCATCGCTGAGTTCCTCGAGCCCGAGCTCTTCCAAGGCGAGGCCTAGATGCCGCGGGCGGCCTTCACGAACCCGCGGATGGGCTGGCGAGAGTCCGAGCACCTCTGGGTGATTCAGGCCGATCACGACCCGCCCATGCAGTTGGCTGACCTCAAGCGGCCGTTGCCGGGCAACCCCTCCACGACGCTCTTGGACTACCTCGTCGTCTTTCAGGAGGCCTATATGCGGGCGATGCCCGAGGGCTCGGAGAAGGCACGCCGGCGTCGCGCGATCGCGGCACTCCGGGCCGGCCAGGTCAGGATTGAACCGCGCCGGGGCCCGGCCAATCGCGCCTGGGCCCTGACGGATGGACTGGGGAGAGCTCTCTGATGGCCACACACATCGTCGAGGAGTTCGCGTGCCCCGGCTGCACGGGCCGCATTTACGTCGAGTGGACGCGCGCCGAGAGCAAGCGCGACGTGGCCTGCCCCTCGTGCGCCTACGACACCGTCAATTACCTCTCGGACATCGATGAAAACCTCCTGGGCGTGGAGCATGGACAGGCCGGGTGGCGCGGCCCGCTCGAGCGGACGCTCGGCGTTCGCCGGCTGACGCGGGACGTCGACAGCAAGGTGCTCATTCAGGAAGAGCCCAAGGAGATTCTCTAATGGCCGACACCTGGGTCGCGGTCTATCAGGGCGTCGCGTTCGCCGCCAACAAGTACATGGCCGAGGCGTTCAATGCGTCAGGCTCGGGCCGGTTCATTCACGTCGCGCGGGTCTGGCGGCTCAACAATCAGACAGCGGCCGTCACGGGCACGCTCGGCTTCATGGAGTGGCGCCGGATTACCGCCCAGACGGCGGGCACGGCCGTCACGCCCGTCGCGCTGGACACGAACAATGCCGCCCTGCCGGGACAGTTCTCGTTCAACCACAATGCCTCGGCCGTCACCGATGCGGGCGTGATGATGCCGATGGTCTGGAACAGTGACGAGCCCGCCCTGGCGACCGGGACGTGGGACGAGTGGGAGACGATCGTGCCCTTGAACCTCATCTGGGACACGGGGCTCGACAACACCAACCTGCAAACGCTGAATCTGCGAGAAGGGCAAGGAGGCACAATCAAAGCTGGGGCGGCGCTCACCGCGGGCCTGCTCGACACCGTGATCGAGTTCACCAACGAAGGGACGTAGATGGCGCGCAACACCTACCAGGTGAGCGCCGTCGGTCGGTTCGATGAGGTCGGCGTATGCCTGGCCGGTGTCATGGTCGACCCGGCCGCCGACCCGGCCGCCGAGTATCGAGTCGAGGATGTGCAGATCATTCCACGCGGCTCGGGCGGCTGGAACGACAACGCGGGCATCCCGCTCAACCCGCTGCCCGGGGTCCTCGACATCCGGCGGACCACGGCCCAGAGCGGCGGGGATGCCTTTGACGTCGTGAACACCAACGACGTCGGGGCCGCGGTGCCGTCGCAGCTGGCGGTCGCTGAGGATCCCGGCGTCACCGTCGTGGCCTCGTCCACGCTTCATTCAACCGTTTCGGGCCCCATGTTTACCCCGACTTTAGGCTCGGTTGGCCGATTCGACACTCGGATGGGGCCCGCGGGCAAGTGGTGGGGCCGGCACGTCGCCACGAACCTGCAGCCCATCACCTGCCACGAAGGCGAGGGACTGGTCCTCTTCTCGGCCACGGACGGGCCCAATCACTTTATCGGCATCTGGATCGTGTTCAGCCACGGCGGCAATCAGTATTGGGCCTATCGCACGTGCACGCTCGGGGGGCGGGACTGGTTCGTCGGCATCTTCAACGGCTCCGGCAGCGGGGCTGACCTCGTGATCGAGCGCATCGGGATGCAGGAGCTGGGCACGACGGAACCGCCGCTCTTCGCCGTCACCCGGATCGACCGCGCTGACGGTGGGGCCGGCGCCTGGGACAAGATGGACACCGCCACGCCCGACCCGCCCGCCACGGTGCGGCCCCTCGCCGGCGCCGACATCTACCAATCCTGGATCAGCTCGGGGCTGCCGGGCGTCGCCAATCAAAACTTGTATCTCCGTCCAGGGCAGGCGCCCAACTCCCCGGTTCGCATAACGCCTGCCAAGCAAATCGGCACGGCGTCGGTGGATATTGACTATCGGACGATGTTCCCCCACAACCTCACCGGGCAGTTTGCCGGCTTGGCGTCGGCGGTGGGTCGGATCCCGCCGCCACGTCGGCAGTTCAAGACGCCATTTCTCGTGCGGCTGCGGCCCAACGAGGGCTTGGCCGTTCAGCGCACCACGCTGAGCGCCTATGGCCGGATCATCGCCATCATCACCTTCACCCACGTCCCCGCGCCGGCCGCCGGGGGCAGCGGGGTCTCCCGCAGCCGGACCATGGCCGCCTCCTGATGCTGCTGCTCAAGAACGCGGCGACGGATAAGGTGCTGACCTGGCTGATGGTCCTCTCGGCCGACCACATCACCCCGGCGACGGGCCTCTCCCCGACGGTCACGATCAGCAAGAACGGCGCGGCCTTCGCGGCTCCGGCCGGCACGGTGGCCGAGGTCGGCAACGGCTGGTACAAGCTGACGCCCTCGGGCGCCGACACGACGACCAACGGCCTGCTGCTCCTGCACGCGACGGCCGCGACGGCAGACCCGGCCGATGTCATGGCGGAGGTCGTCGCCATCGACCTCTTCGATGCCGTGGCGCTGGGCCTCAGCGCGATCACGGCCATCAAGGCCAAGACAGACCAGCTCGTGTTCACCCTCGCCAACAAGGTCGACGCCTCGATTCAGGCGGCGGGGGATTTCGCCCAGGCGGCCGCCGACAAAGTGTGGTCCACCGCATCGAGGACCCTGACAGCCTTCTCCACCGCGCTGGCGGTGAGCGTGTGGGACGTCTTGGAGGCCAACATCGCCGCGGCCAATTCGATAGGCGTCAAACTCAAAGCGATCACCTTCACGGTCGCTAACAAGGTCGACGCCTCGATTCAGGCGGCCGGCGACTTCGCGCAGGCCGCGGCCGACAAGGTGTGGGCGAGCGCGACGCGGACCCTCACGGCCTTCTCGACGGCCTTGGCGCTGTCGGTCTGGGACGTACTCACCTCGGCCATCGTGACGGCCAGCACGATCGGGCTTCAGGTCAAGACCAACCTCGACGCCGTACTCTCGGCGGTCAAGGCCAAGACCGACTCGCTGACCTTCACCGGGGCCGGCAAGGTCGACGCCTCGGTGCGGGATTGGCTGGGCACCGCGCCAAATGTTCTCATCGCGGGGCGTGTCGACGGCAACGTGCAAGCGACGGCGGCGGCACTCAGCTTCAACCTCACCGGGAACGTCACCGGCAACCTCTCGGGGAGCGTCGGCAGCGTCACGGCGGACGTGGGCATCACGCAGAGCGGCGCCGACAAGGTCTTTGGCGGCGCGGGGGCGGTCGTCGCGGAGCTGGCCCAGGGCATCCCGCCCGCCACGCCGCGCCCTGGCGAGGCCCTGATGCTGCTCTACATGGCGCTCCGCAACCTCGACCAGGTGACCGCCACGGAGAAACGGATCACGAACGACGCCGGCACGGTCATCGCCAAGAAGGCGCTCTCGGACGATGGCACGACCTACGCTGAAGCCGAGATGGTCTCGGGTCCCTAATGGCGATCGACACCCGGGAGAAGCGAGCCTCCGTTGTGGGCGTCGGCTCCGTCTGGAGCCCGCCCTCCGTGCAAGCGGGCACGGCCGGGCTCGACGCCGAGGACCGGCAGATCGTCGGATGGAGCTACGCCGGCATTGCCGTGGCGACTGGCCCAGCCCCGCCGCCCGTGCTCGCCTCGCTGAGTCCGCCCTGGGGGCCACCTGGAACGCCCGTCGTCTTGACCGGCAGCCACTTCGGCGCCGCCCAAGGGGGCAATCTGGTCTACTTCGGCGCGGTCCCGGCCGCTGTGACCGCTTGGGCCGACAGTGTCATCTCCTGCCTCGTCCCCGCGCTGCCGGCGGGCCAAGTCCAGGTCGCGGTGGCGATGGCGGTCGGCACCAGCAACACCATGCCCTTCATGGTCGAGGCGGGCCCGGAGCCGCCGCCGGGGCCCGAGGGCTACACCGTGCGGATCACGCGGGGCCGGTGGGAGCCCTATGTGGTCGACAACTATCCCTATCGGGGGCGCGGGAGGGATCCCAGGCGATGAGCCACTGCTACTCGATCGGGGTGAACGTGGACGGAAAGGATCAGGAGGTCTGCTCGATCGTGCCGGGCAACGAGGAGCTCGCGGCTAAGGTCAAGGCCGCCGAGAAGGTGGGCGGCCCGAAGCCCGAGGTCAGCCCCGAGGAAGTCCAGCGGGCCGTGCAGTATCACTTCAAGCGGCACAAGCCCGACGAGCATCCCAAGGGCACCGACGACAACCTGGTCGACCAGCTCAACGAGAGCTTCGGGCCGTGAGCGAATGGTCGACTCGCCCGCGCCACACCGCGATGGCCGGCCGCCGCAAGGCGACCGAGGCCTACTGCAACCTCTGCGCCCGCTGGCATCGGACCGCGCGGCACGCCCGGGGCGAGGAGCGATGCCCCTTCAAGCCAACCGAGCTCAAGCCGCTCGGCCCGCTCATTCGCTCCGACCGGCCACCGCGCACCGCGGGGATGCGGTGATGAGCCTCAAGGCGCGCAAACGCGCGGCTCGGGACCAAGCGTGGATCCGGCAGTACGTCTATGGCTGGCCGTGGAAAAAGCGGGGAGCAAAACCCTGATGCGCTGCGCCGGTGTGCTCGAGGTCCCGGTCCTCGAGGGCACGTGTAACCAGTGCGGCCTCTGTTGCACCAGCCTCGACGGCTTCCGCTGCGAGCACCTCGAGCTGGTGGGAAACCTCGGCCAGCCCGAGGCCACGCGCTGCCGGGTCTACGGCGAGCGCGTCGACGGCATGGCGATCCGCATGGTGCGGCGCAAGACGGGCGAGGAGCGGGCCTCACGCTGCTGGCAGGGCTCGCCCGGCGAGACGCTGGCGATCGTCTTGCGGGGATTGGGCAAGGGCTGCTCGTTAGTCCCGGCCGGGGTGCCGGCGGGCCGGATCGTGGCGGCGGGGCCGCTCCGATGAGATGCCTGCTCTGCGGCGAAATGGTCGACGAGGCCCGCGTGCGCCCCGAGGCCAGCTGCTCGAACCAGCTCTGCCCGGCCGCGCTGACGCTGACGCCCGCGGCCCGCGCGCGGATCGTGGTCGAGGTCATGCCAGGGCCTGAGCCCGGCCAGGTCGAGACGCGGGCCTGCTGGTGGCAGGATGGGGCGATCCACCCCATGCGGGTCGAGCACGTCGTCAACACCATGCTCAAGGACGCGGCCGGGCTCCTCTTTCAGGAGATCCGGGCCGCGGCCGAGCGGAAAGCGCGGAGCAACTGATGGCTGAGACCGTGCTCCTGCGCCCCGGCTGCGCGCACGCCGTTGGCACGGCGCTGCCTTGCCGCCGCTGTGGACGCTACCGGCGCGCCTGCGCCGACTGCAACGTCTGCCTCGAGTGCATCATCGTGCTGACCGCGCCGCCCACGCCGCCCGCCCCGGCCCCCGAGGGCCAGGTGCTCCATCCGGGCGGCGCCGGCCTGCCGCCCGCGGGCCCGGGACTCGGAGGCGTGGCTTAGATGGCCACCGGCGTCCCGCACATCGACGAGCAGCGCCAGTCGGCCGCGGCTTTCGACGAGGGCCGGACCAAAGCCCGCGCGCTCCCCGCGGCACACCTGGTCAAGCTGATCCGCACCCAGAAGGAGGAGGCCGACCACGCGACGGAGGGCCAGCGCGCCCTCTGGAGCTACTGGTGGGACCTGTGGCTGAACCGCGTCGACTACGCCGACAAGGAGGACTGGCAAACCCAAATCTGGGTGCCCAAGGTGTTCTCCGCGATCGAGCACGCCACCTCGCTGATTCAGCGGTCCTTGCTCGACAGCGGCCGCCCCTTCGGCGTCGAGGGCAAGGGGGATCAGTATTCCAAGAACCTGGCCACCCACGGCTGGCAGCCGCGGGTCGAGCTGGCGTTCGAGGGCACCGGGTTCGCCGGCAAGTTCACCGACCTCTGCAAGTTCGGCTTCGTGACGGGCGTGGCCGGCTACCTGAAGTTCCGCTGGCAGACGGTCAACGCCCCGACGATTGCCGGCGTCACGATGGATCCCGAGTTGGGCGTGCCGCGGCCCGTCTACAAGGCCCGCCCGCGGAGCTTCCTCGCCATCGAGGTCGTCGAGCCGTGGAAAATCTTTCGGGACCCCCACAGCCGCCCGCGGGAAAACTTCTCGGGGTCCTACCTGATTCACTCCGAATGGAAGCAGCGGCCCGAGCTGGTCGCCATGGTCCGCCGCGGCTGGAACGACACCGCGGTCCAGGCCCTGCTGGCGACCAAGGGCTCGGGCACGGGGGCCACGACGCACACGAGCCAGGAGCAAGAGGCCCGCCGAAAGGACGAGCCCTCGAGGCCCCACGCCTTCCGGCAGCCCTACCTGACCGATGAGTGGTGGGGCGATGTCCTCGACGAGAACGGGGACGCCATCATGCCGGACGGTCTCATGATCGCCTCGGGCGAGCAGCTCCTGGCCGGGCCCGCGGAGAACCCGCTCTGGGCGATCGACTTCAACACGGGGCGCCGGAAGTGGCCCTTCATCGCCGCGGCGCCGCTCTATCACCCCACGCGCTTCGAGGGCCGCGGCATCGCCGAGCAGGACGCCGACCTGGCGCGCCTCTTCAGCAACCTCTTCTGCCTCTTTGCCGACGGGCTCAACTGGCGCGTGAATCCCGAGACCGAAATCTGGCAGGACGCGCTGGCCGACTGGGAGGACCTGGCCCACTACCCGGGCAAGCTCTGGATCAAGAAACAGCAGGCCCAGGCCCTCATGCCCGCCAACACGGGCAATATGCCGACCGGCGAGATCATGCAGGCGCTGGAATACATCGACCGCCAGCGCCAGAACAGCAACTTCGTCAACGACTTTGTCCTGGGCTCCCCGGGCAGCCGGTCGCAGATCACGCTGGGCGAGGTCGAGATCAAGACCAACGAGAGCCACGGCATTTTCGAGACGATCGCCAAGAACCTCGAGCTGGGCGGCGTCGCCTCGGTCGAGCTCGCGCAAAACTTCCTCGCGCAGTTCCTCTGGGACTTCTCGGACCCGGCCGTGCTCAACGTCGTGGGCGAGCGCAACGCGGCCTTCCTGATGCAGCTCCCGCTGGAAGAGCGCATTGCGCAGCTCCAGGGGCAATTCACCTATAAGTTCACCGGCGTCAGCCAGGCCCTCTACAAGGGCGAGAGCACGCGGCGCCTCGTGCAGTTCGCCCAGCTGGCTGCGAGCGCGCCCTACGCCGACATCCTGCAGCGGCTGCGGCCGGTGGTCTACCTCAAGATCCTCACGGCGTTGCGCGATATGCTGAGCCTCGAGGACCGGATCGAGCTGCCGGACGAGGCCGAGATGCAGGCGGCGCTCGATCAGCAGGCGGCGGCCGGCGGGATGCCCGGCGCGACCCCGCCCGGGGGCCCGGGCCCGAGCGCCTCGATGGCTGGCCCGGTGCCGGCCTCGCCGGCCGAGCTCCTCAAGCAGCGTCCCCCCGCGACGGGGGGCGCGATGCGCGCACTCACCCCGCCAGCCACGGCCGTGCCCAACCCGACCGGGACGGCCTCCTGATGCCCGCCAAGAGCCCGCGCCAGCAACGCGCGGCCGGCGCTGACGTCGGCCGATGCCGGGCGGGGCAGGCGCCGCAGACCTTCCCGACGTGCAAGCTGGCCGAGGAGTTCGCGCATAAGCCCGCGGGCGGCTACGGCAAGCTGATGGACCGATCCACCAAAGGCAGCCCGCCGATGAGCCAGCGAGAGCTCCGGCAGGGCTACAGGAGGCTCTAATCATGGCGCGCATGCTCATCGCCGGCACCTGCTACCACCCGAACCCTGCCCAGCCGCTCATGTGTACGGGCTGCGGCGTCCACCGGATCGGCCACGGCGACAACTACGAAATGGTGCTTGACGTCGAGAGCGGCAAGGTTCTCGACGTCTACCGGACCGGGTGCGGACCGACCACGCCCGAGGGCACCCCGCGGCTCTGCGACCGGTCGAAGGACTACCAGCCACCGAGCCAGCCTCCCGGGGAGGCGCCGGCGAAGGCTCCGCGCGCGCCCAGGAAGAAGCCGGCCGCCAAGCCCAAGGCCCGCACGAAGTCCGCTCGCGGCGCCAAGGCCAAGGCACGCCGCTAGCGCCCGTGCCCACCTGGGTCGAGGTCCAGGGCTTCAGGCTCCTCAAGGAGGACCACGTCAACGTGGAGGCCGGCCGGCAGTTCATCAACCGGATCCGCGCCCAGAAGCTCATGCCCGCCTACGACTTTCAGGACTGGCTCAAGGTCCTGATGAAGTCGGGTTATGAGGCCTTCCGAGAGGCCTGCCAGGAGTTCAAGTCTCCCGGGGAGCCCGCGGGCGACCGCCTGGTGCTGACGCCGGCCGAGTTCCGCGAACAGGTGTTGGGCCGCCACCCGACCCAGCCGGGCGTGCCGCTGCGGATCGTCGGAGGCCGCCGTGCCGGCTGAGGTCGGTCTCGGGCGGCCCCGCAAGCGCGAGGACCCGTTCTCGTTTACCCGCTTCATGCGGGACGCGGCGGGCCTGGTCTGGCAGGGCGTCTCGGCCGAGGATGCGGCCGGCCTGAAGGACCAGGAGAAGGCCGAGCGCGGGGCCCGCTTGGCCCAGCTCGTGAGCTCGCGCGCACCGGCCGACATCTGGATCGACCTCTGGGACCTCATCACCGCCGAGTTCGACGCCGCGCTCGAGCAACTCATGGATGCGGTCGACACCGGCACGCCGGACGCGGTGCTGACCCAGGCGGCGACGCTCAAGGCCTACCGCAATATCGTCGCCCAGGTCGACAAAAGACTTGTGCTGGGGCACGGCGCGATGGTAAGGCTGGGGAAGCGACGGTTAGCGAGCGGGCTTGCCGCCCGCGACGCGCACGCTGCACCAGAGCAAAAGGAGACCGGATGAGTCGCTAGTCCAAGTGTAGAACCCAGCGCCCGGCCCCGGTGGCGCGCACCATCGGGGAGCCGAGAGGTTGGACAGTCAGAGCCCGGTGTCGGCCGACAACGCCACCGGGCTCTTGCTGTTTCTGGGGCGCTGGGGAAGTCCTGAGCGCACGCGCGGACCCGAAAGGACTCTCCGCGCGGCGCAGCGAGGTCAGGATGGGACAGCTCGACGCAGGGGTGTTGCAGGTGGATCTGCCGAAGCCGGTGGACGGCATGGCAGCGCAGGTCGTCCGCGCGCAGCTCGCGGCCGCTGAGGGTCAGGCCCCGCCAGGAGCGGACTCGCCCGACACCACGGCTGCCGATGTAGCCAAGCCCGCGGATAAGGGCACGGCCCCCGCCGGCGACACCGCCGCAGCGGAAGCCACGGCTGCCGCCGACCGGCCCAAGCCGGTCGCAGGGGAGAGCGCCGCGGATTACCAGCGACGCCTCGATGAGTACGACAAGCGCCTGAAGGACACCCAGCGCGCGCTCCACGGCAAGACCGAGGAGGTCAGGGCCGCAGAAGCGACGGCGGCCGCCGCGACCCAGCGCGCCGACGGCCTCGAGCAGCAGGTCGTGGTGCTCAAGGGTCAGCTCGACACCGTGCTGGCCAACCCGGAGCTGCGACTGGTCGTAGCCCAGCCCGCCGCTGCCGCCACCACCGAGGAGCAGGCCTACAAGGACGCCTACCAGGTCTACAAGGCGGCGCCCGACGATGAAGCCGCGGTGGTCGGTCTGCTCAAAGCGGCCGAGGAGCTGTCGTTCAAGCGCATCCGGCGTGAGCAGGCGCAGGAGGTCGTCCAGCAGGAGAACGTGCGACGCACGCACGAGACGATGTCAAGCGTCACCAAGGAAATCTCGGCCTGGGTCCAGAAGGTCGACCCGGCCGTGCCGTTGACCATCTTCTGGGGCTTCACGCGCACGGCGGAGGCGATGACGCCGCCGGAGCTCAAGACGGCCCCCGTCAGTCAGCGCATCGCCTGGCAGGCCCAGAAAGCCCTCGAGCTCGCGCGGGAGACCCTGCGGGAGCGTGACCAGAAGGTCCTCGAGGCGGCCCGCACAGGCCAAGGCATCGAACACACCGCGGGCATCGTCATGGCCGCAGGCGGCGCTCGGCCGCCAGCCCCGGCTGCCGCGGGCGGTCGTCTGAACAACGGGATCCCGACGGCGGGGACCGGCGACGGCCTCTCGATGGTGGACCAGCTGGCCGCCCTGCACACCAAGCGGTTCGGCGGGGCTTCGCCGTAGTCCTCGAGACATAAGGAGACCCCATGGCTGAGTTCACATGGTCCTTCGACGCGCCGACCGGCACGTTCAAGAACCACGCGCTGTCGGCGAAGATTCGGGAAGCCGCCATCGCCCAGACCAAGTTCCTGCAGTTCGTCGAGCCCGAGCCCGGGTACGGCCGTAAGGCCGGTGACACCGTGACGATTTCGCGCATCCGCAACCTGGCGGAGCCGACCTCGGGGCAGTTCGGGGAACGCGACCGCGTCCCCATCGACACCTTCGCCGTGTCCACCAAGTCCATCACGGTCAGCTTCTGGGGCCGGGGCGTGGAGTACACGGACATGACCGAGCTGCTGGCGCACTTCGACCTGCGCGACAAGATCCAGCGCAAGCTGATGGCCCAGCAGAAGCTGGTGCTGGACACCGGCGCCGCGACCGCCTTCAAGGCGGCCCTCATCAAGGCGGTGCCGTCCTCCCTCTCCGCGCTCACGATCACGACCAACGGTGCCTTTGGTGGCACCTCGGCCGTGAACAGCTCCGTGGCGCACATGAAGATCATCCGCGACTACATGATGGACACGATCCATGTGCCCGGCTGGCGGGGCGGGGAGGACTACTACGCCCTTTGCTCCACCAAGTTCTGCCGCGGCATCCGCAACGACCCGGAGTTCATCGAGTCCGCGAAATACACCTCGCGGGACTACTTCGTCAACGGCGAGATCGGCAAGGTGGAGAACATCCACGTCGTCGAGGTGAACCACACCAACGCCCTGGCCAACAACAAGGGTACGGGTGGGATCCTCGGCGAGGCCGTGTTCTTCGGTGACGACGCCGTGAGCTTGGCGGTGGTCATGGACCCCGAGATGCGCGCGGCGATCCCCGGCAACTTCGGCCTCCAGAACGCGGTGGCCTGGATCGGGCTCCTGCAGTTCGGGCTCATCTGGGACACCGCAAACGACGGCGAAGCTCGCGTCGTTCACTTCGGCTCGCTGTAGGCCGAGCGGCTGAGAGGAGACCAACCTATGAGCATCGGCAACGAGAGCCGGCAGGGCAACGTCTCACCGGATGCGCTCACCACGGTCGCGCTGTCCTCGGTGGCCGACAACCTGCGCCTCTGGCGCATCCTGTCGCCCATCACCGTGGTCCGCATCGGCTACCTGGTGACCGTCGCGGTCACCGTCACGGCGCCGGTGGTCGATTTCGACCGCCGGATCCTCCCCGGCTCGGATACGGGCCGTGTGGACAAGGGCGTGGGCAGCATCATCTCGCCCGCCGTGGCGCTCCAGGTCATCGGGGCGGTGGTCTACAAGGAAGTGGTCGCGGACCTCAACGCGGGCGACGAGGTGAGCTTCCAGGTCACCACGGCCGCCACGGCGGGGAACGCGCTGCCGTTCATGGAGTACATCAACCGCCACGAGGCGGCGGCCAACCAGGCCGACATGGTGGCGGGCACCTAGTCACACTCGCAGCGCACCGGGCGGGGGCGCCTTCGGGGGCCCCCGCCCCCTACCAACCCCGCCCAGGGCCGACGCGCCCGAGACCCCTGGGATCGCCGGCCCGGCCGGCGGGAGGGCGAACGGCGGGGTGAAGGGAGGCAGGCTCCATGGCTTCATTGACCGCAGCGAGCTGGACCGTGACCGTCACCGAGGTCGGGATCCTCACCGGGCACCCCGCCAAGCGCATCGCCAAGGGGACCATGCTGATCGCGCCCACCGACACCTACCCGACCGGCGGGATCCCGCTGCCGACGATCGACAAGCTCGGGATGCAGCGGCAGATCGACAAGCTCACGTTCGTCGGCAATCCGGGCGGGCAGACGACCGAGTACGTCGCCAAGTACGACCGGACGAACCACAAGATGCAGCTCTACTCGGAAGAGGTGGTCGCCGCGGGCGGGCCGCTGCTCGAGGCGCTCGCCTCGGAAGCGCCGGGCACGCGGACGTGGGACTTCGAGGCGGTGGGCTGGTAGGCGGCTGATGGCGTCGCGCACCGGGACCGGGCGCACCTGGATCAAGGAGGCCGTGAACCCTGGCAAGAAAGGGGCGCTCCATTCGGCCCTGGCCGTGCCGCAGGGCGAGACGATTCCGCTCAAGCGTGTCCAGGCGGCGGCCCAGTCCACGAACCCGACGCTCCGGCGCGAGGCCCAGTTCGCCCTCAACGTGCGTAATCTCGGCCGCGGCAAGCGCGGCTAGACGACAAGGAGAGGCTATGTCGCAGACCCTGCACCTGGGCGGTGGCGTTCACGCGATCGTCGACGCCGTGTTCGCCGACGGCGGCACCGAAGCCAAGCGGGCGATGATCGCCGGGCAGATCGTCGAGCTCGCGCCGGCGACCCCGCCCAAGCCCACGATCGCGCGGCGGGGCAAGGACTTCTTCTACCTCACGGCCAAGATGGAGCCCGTGGCCGACCCCAAGCACGTCGAGCACCTGGCTGAGCCCCACCGCTCGGAGGCCCTGGCTTTCATCGAGCGCACGCGGGGGGCGGCGCCCAAGCCGCCGCTCATGAAGGGTGCGAAACGCGCCAAGGCCATCGCCCGGCGTGAGACGCCGCCGGTCAAGGGCGTGCGCATCGACGACGAGCGCAAGCTCGCCGCCGCCGCCGGCGGTGGCGTCCAGGTCGAAGGAGGCTAGCCCGTGGCGCGCGGCGATATCGCGGCCCCGATGGAGATGCCCGCCCAGAAGCCGCGGGCCAACCTCTACTGGGAGCACAAGGCGGTCGACGTCAAGGGCCATCTCTCGAACCTGGGCCCCGGCTCCAAGGTCCACGTCACGATCCAGGGGACCGTCACCGGGTACTCCCACTCGGACTACGGCTGCTCGCTCGAGCTCGAGATCGCCGGCCTCGAGGTCGATCCCCAGAGCCGGCACAAGGGCGAGCAGGTCGGCCACACCGTCACCGAGTCGACGGGCGAGAAAAAGGCCGAGGAGGAGTACGGCGCCGGCGGCATGAAGGGCGAGGGCAAGGCCGAGACGAGCCTGGTGAGTCTGGTCAACAAGCACCGCGCGAAGGCCACGCGGCGGACGGCCTGAGCTCGTGAGCCAGTTCACCTACGAGGACCGCTTCAAGTCGGCCGGGCTCAAGAAGTGGGTCTCCGCGGCCGCGGTCGCGGACCTGGGCAACGCCCAGGCGCACTACCTGGCGGCCGGCGCGGGCCTCGGGCAGGGCAAGATGGGCATCGCCATGCTCACCTGCGCGCTCCACAACCGCTCGGGCGGCGCTGCCGTCGTCGGCGTCGGCGCGCGCTACCCCTTGACCGTCTGGACGGCCGGGACCATCACCGCGGCCGGGGTCTACACGGATGCGACCGGCGCGATTCAGGACGCCGTGACGGGGGACTTCAGCCTCCACACCCCGGCCGACTCGGGCTCAGGGCTGCTCTTCAGCGCCGGGCTGCCGTTCAACATCCTCGGCATCATTCAGTCGGTGGCGGGGGACCAGACCACCCCCGCCCTCGTCGTGGAATACTGGGATGGCGCCAACTGGGTCAACATCGCCGCCGCCGCCTGGGTCGCGGAGAGCCTTGTGGGCTCGACCGGGGAGCGGCTGATCGTCTTTCCCGAGCCCTCCGACTGGCAGGTCGGCGGCAGCGGCACGGGCGTGCCGGCCACGGCCTACAATCTTCGCGTGCGGACGACCAACGGCGGCGCGGGCACCGTCACGCCGCTCGGCTCGCAGGTCTCGCTCGGCCACGCGCTCATTCTGGACCCCGCGCTGGCCAACAACGGCGTGAGTGTGCGGCTCCCCACCAACGAGTACAACTTCCCGCGACCGGCCGACGCCATCTTCCCGGTGTTCAGCGTGGCGAGCCGCAGCAACGCCGTGCAGACGGGCGTGCGGTTCTACTGATGCCGGCCCTGCTGCTCGCGCTCGTAACCGCGGCGCTCCTGGCCGGCTGCTTTACCGAACACCAGCTCGACCGGCATCCGCTCGGCTGCCCGGCGGGGAGCACGCCCAAGGAGTGCAAGTCGGCGGTCCTGGCCCCGGCCCAGCCCGCGGCCCCGTCGAGGTAGGCGGTGGCCTACTTCGACACGGGCCAGGATCTGCTGGCCTACTTCCTGCGCCGGTGCGGCGAGCTCTTCCCCAACGACACCAGCATCGGCAACGCCGATCGGCTGATCGACGCCAAGCTCCACACGCTGACGGGCTACTGGGACTTCTGCGCGATGCGGCCGTGGCGCTGGGCCCGCGTCGACCCGCCCGTGCAGTTCGCCACGGCGGCGAAAGAGACGAACAGCATCACGGCGGGCGGCCTGACGGTGGGCAGCGTCACCGTGACCCTCGACGCCGTGATCGCTACCAGCCAGGCCGGCAAGAAGTTCTCGATGGACGGCGAGCGGATCCCGTTCCGCATCAGCGCCCACACGGCCGGGACCGCGGTGTTGACGCTGGCCGCCGGCTACACGGGCGTCGTGCTCAGCGGCCCCTGCACCATCTTTCAGGACGAGTACCTGGTGGCGACGGACATCCTGGCCTTCCCGGTCCTCAAGAACCTCCACACGGGCGGGAGCGTCAGGGTCGTGCCGGAGGCCGAGCTCGAGGAGCGGTTCCCCCGCAACGTGCAGGAGTCGGCGCACAGCCAGTACGCGGCCTTCATCGGAGATGGCAAGGTGCGCCTCGTGCCCTGGACGCCCGAGGCCCAGCTCTGGGAGTGCCGGTATAACTTCCGGCCGGTGCCCTTGACCTGGGACGGCGTGGGCGCCACCGACACGCCCATCTGCCCGCGCCAGGTCCGCGAGGTGATCGCCCTCTTCGGCCTGCGCCGGGTGATGACGGACAAACGAGATGCTCGGATCCAGGTGATTCAAGCGGAGATTCAGGAGCGCCTGAGCGTCGGCACGTCGGCCGAGATGAGCATGGCGAAGCCACGCCGCTTCGTGCCGGCGGGCTCGCGGGTGGCCGGCTGATGGCGCTCGCGCCCATCCCCATCGCGGCCCGCGGCCTCTCGGGCCAGCGCGAGCCGACCAAGCTCCGCACGGGCGACCTTTCGATCGCCACCAACCTCGATTTCTCGGTCCCCGGCCTGGTCCAGAAGGAGCCGGGATCCGTCAAGGTCAACGCGGTGGCGCTCGCGGGCGCGCCCGTGGTTGCCGTCGGCAAGGAGTTCTGGCCCACGGAGTCGGCCCAGCGCCGGGTCGTCGTCACGCAAGACGGCAAGATTTACCGGGACGACATGACGGGGGCCTTCGGCACGACGCTCAAGAGCGGGCTCACAGGCGGCAAGGTCTGCCACATTGTCGAGGGCGGCGCCGAGGGGGTCTCCCGCGCCCGCAAGCTCTTCTTCATGAACGGGGGCGTGGACCCGGTGCAAGTGCTGGCGGGGGATGCCGGCGCGACCGCGAACATCGCCACGCCGCCCGCCGACTGGACGGGCTCGGCGCACCCGACCTTCATGTTCCCCTTCCGCGGGTTCCTGATCGCGGGCGGGGTGTCGAGCAACCCGCACTTCCTCTACGGCTGCCTGGCCACGGATCACGAGGTCTGGACCGGCGGCACGGTCCTGGGCCTGCTCTGCTACCCGAGCGACGGGCGGCACCTGGTCGCGGGCATCTCGGCCCTCGGCCGGGCCTGGGTGTTCAAGTGGCCGCGGGGCGTGTTCTGGATCGACGACTCGGCCTCGGCCGTGACGGGCTGGTTCGTGCAGCCGCTCTCGCGCGAGCTGGGCGGGGCGCCCACGCCCTGGTGCGCCACCCAGATCGAGGACGCCACCATCGCCTTCATGTCCGACTCGGGCCATATCGTCCTGATCGAGGAGACGGCGGGGGCCCTGGCCGGCGCGGTGCCCGTGGACCTGACCAAGGAGCTCAACCTCCTCGACGTCACGCGCACGGAGTTCAACCTGGCGCGCCTCGACCAGGCGCAGTTGCACTGGTACAAGGAAAAGAAGCAGCTCCACGCCCTCTACGCGGGCTTCGGGACCACCCAGGAGAACCGCCGGCTCATCATTGACTTCTCCGGGGAACGCCCGCGCGCGGAGATCACGCGGAAGGACCTGAACAGCTCGCTCTGGTTCGAGCTCGAGTCAGACAACGTCTCGCGGCCCCGCATCGGGGACAACGCGGGCTTCGTCCGCAAGCTCGACCAGGTCGCGCGCACGGTGGACGGCAGCGCGTATCCGTTTCAGCTGCAAACCGCGCCCTCCGACCTCTCGGACCTCAAGGCCGCGTTCGCCGGCAAAAAGGAGTTTTACCGCCTCCACCTCGAGTTCGTGCCGACCGGCAACTTCGACGTGACCTGCGGTGTCATCATCGACGGCCGCCAACGTGGCACGGTGACCTTCAACATGGGCGCGGCCGGGAGCCAGCTGCCGTTTGTCCTGCCCGGCATCCTCGGCGGGTTCGACCTGCGCCGCCGGAGCCACGACATCGCGGGGCAGGGCTACACGCTGGCGCTCGAGTTCCTCGACAACTCTTCCAGCAACCCGCAGCTCTCCCGCGCCTGGGCCGAGTTCGACCTGCTGGGGATGCAGCCGTGAAGCGCCGCGCCCTCGCGCTACTCCTCGTGCTGGGCCTGCTGGCGGGGATCCCGCCGGCCGTCCAGGGGGCCGGCCCCTGCTCCATCTTCCGCACCTGGAACACGGGCGACACGCTCACGGCGGGGGATCTCAACAGCTCCTTCACCACCGTCGGCATCACGAACATGGTGCCGGCCTGCGTGGACGACCTCTCGGCCGACCTCACGCAGATGGGGTCGACGACGGACCCCTACCCGGCAGGCGTGCCGAGCCAGGCCACGACGCTCGCGGGCGAGCTCGAGCGGATCCGGTTCGTGTTCAAGCAGGTGCTCGGGTTCAGCCAGTGGTATGCCCACTCGGAAGACCTGAGCATCGGCGCGCGGACGCTGTCGAGCGCGCTTGGCACAATCACCACGGACCGGCCGGCCTTCTCGACCACGGCCACCTGGAACGCGGGCGGCATCACCTTCACGCTGCTGAAGGGCAGCGTGACCGACACCGCTTCGGCGGCCGGGTCGCTTCTGGTCGACCTCAAGGTGGGCGGCGCCTCGAAGTTCAGTGTGACGAAAGCGGGGGCCCTGACGGCGGGTGTCTGGAACGGGACGGCCGTGGGCACCGGGTTCGGTGGCTCCGGCGCGGACTTCTCGGCAACGGCCCAAGGCAGTCTCTGGTACTTCAGCGGCACCGGGGCCATCTCGGCCCTCGCTCCCGGCACGTCGGGCTTCTTCCTCAAGACCCAGGGCACCGCGGCCAACCCTGTCTGGGCCGCCGCCGGGGCCCTGGGCGGCTACGGGGTCAGGAACCTCGTCGGGCAGAACGACGGCGTGAGCCCGAACACCAAGTTCGGCTACTCCGCCGACCTCGTGGTCCTCCGCAATCCGAGCGATGGCTCCGTCGTCGTTCAGACCAACACGGGGACGCTCACGAACGATACGGGCGTTGCGGGGTCGACGGCCAACGGGCGGGACCAGGCCGGCGCCTTCTCGTCGTCGACGTGGCTGCACTTCTACTTCATCTGGAACGGCTCGACGCTGGCCACGCTCAGCAGCACCGTGGCCCCGCCGACGGGTCCGACGCTCCCCAGCGGCTATACGCATTGGGCCTACACGGGCGCCGTCTTCTACAACGGAACCCCTCTGCTGGTCAAGACGCGGTTCCGCGGGTCGCAGATGTTCTACGAAGCCTTCCAGGCGGCGCTCACGACCGGCGCGGCGACGTCGGAAGCGACCGTGTCGGTGTCGAGCTTCATCCCGCCCAACGCCCTGCGCTGGCTCGCGGATGTGAAGCTCGACCTCAGCAACACCGGGATCAACTGGCACTTGCGCGTGATCTCCGGGGTCGATTGGTATGACGGCACGGGCAGCGGCACTCATGGCGCGCGCGATGAGCTGGGAACGGTCACGCTCCCGAACATCTCCCAGCAGGTCTTCTACTTCTGGGCTAGCGCGCCCACGGGCGGAATGAACATCAACGTGCTGGGCTACAGCGTCCCGAACGGAGGCGACGGATGATCGGGGGCCACGCCTTATCGGTCGCGCGTCGAGGGGCGCTCACGCTGGTCGTCCTAGTCCTGGTCGGCTCGTCGGGCGGCGCCAGCACCGCCCAAGCGCCCCCCGCCGTCCCGACCGGGCGGTGCGAGGACGAGGTGCGCGTGCTCTGGGCGCTGAGCGAGCGGCTCGGCGTGCAGCGCGGGCAGGCGGACCTTGAGATTGCCCAGCTCCGGGCGCGGCTGGCGCAGGCGACAGAGGAGCTCGAGCGGCTCAAGAAGGAGGCGGCCCCTTCGGGGCCGCAGGGGGGGCGCTAACGCCGTGGGCCGATTCGTCCTCGTGCCGAGCGGGCAGTTCCCTGGGCAGGTGGGCCTGTCGGCCTTTACCCCGTCGACGAGCGCGCGGCAGACGGCGACGGCGGGGCGCTTTCAACTGGCGCCGCCCAACCTCTCGGTGGCCACGGCCCCGGCCGAGGCGGCCGCGGGACTGCCCACCGGAGCCGTGCCCCTCGCGCTCCCGGGGCAGCTGATTCCGGCCGGGCCCGCCGGGGCCAACTTGGGCGTGAGTCCTGATGCGCTTCTCACGGGCGGCGGCCAGCGGTTCCTGCCGAGCCCGGGCGGCCTAGATGTCGGCGGGGCGTCGATCACCCGCCAGGCCATCACCCCGGCGGCGCGCCCGGGTGGCGGCGTCGGCTCGAGGGCAGCCGAGTCCGCGGCGGCGGGAACCGCGGCCGAGGAGACGACGCCCACGTTGGCCGCCGGCCAGCAGGCCTTCAACCTCACCGAGAAGGCCGCGAACCAGCTCTTCAACCCGACCTCGACGTTCCGATCGTTCGTCGACAACCTCACGAGCTCGGGCGCGCCTGCTCCGGCGACCCTCGCCGAGGCGGTGCAGGCCTACCGTGATAGCAACGGACAGGACTGGAGCGACCTGTCGGACCTGATGCAGGGCAACCCCGAGCTGGCCTCAGAGATTCCCTCCGTGCTGAGCGGGCCTGCCGCGAGCCTGACCGAGCTGCTTCAGCCGGTCACGACCGGCGGCCAGACGATCAGCAACATCTCCGACATCCTGGCCGGGTTCCCCGAGCTGGCCGGCCAGATCCCCGCCCTGCTGGCGGCGGGCGCGGGGCCAGCGGCCGAGGCGGCCAGTCCGCTCCTCGAGGCCGCGGCGACCGGAGCCGGGGCGCTCACCGCCGGGGCGCCGCTCGTCGGAGCCGCCTTCGACATCGCTCGCGGCCGCGTGCCGGTCGGCTCGGTGCCGGGTCTGCTCACCCAGGCCGGCAAGCTCCTGAAGACGCCCGGGATCAACGACATCTCTGACCTCCTGGCGGGGGCGCCCGAGCTGGCCGGGATCGGAGCCAACATCGGGGCGACGGGCGTGGCTGCTGGCTCAGTCTTCGCCCCGGCCGCCACCGCCGGGGCCACGGCCGCAGAGTTGAGCGCCCTGGGAGCCACCGGGGCAGAAATCGCTGGGACCGGCGCGGCTGGTCTCGGGATCGAGGCCGGCCTGCTGGGCGTGGGCGAGTTGCTCGCCGGCTTGGGGAGTGCCCTGGCCCTGCCGCTCGCGGTCGTCGGCGCCATGTTCTCCAATGACGCCTCCAAGGCGGCCGAGCAACAGATGAATGAGGCGAGGGAGAAAATGGGCAGCGCCAAAGACGCGCGCACGGCTCTACCCATCATCGCGCGCGCCCCCGACCTGCCCAAGCGGGCCGAGCCGATTCTGGCGGGCACCGATCCGGCTGCGATCGCCAACCTTGCCTCTGAGGGCACGAATGTCCTCGGCCAGGGCGGCGCGGTGGCGCGTGCCGCCACCAATCTGGGCCTGAACGTGCCGTGGCTTCATGCGGCCTACGCCAACGCCTACAACACCTACATGATGGCCATGGTCCGCCTGCAGGGACTGGGCGCGATCACGGTCGGCACGGACCCGATGGCGGCCACGCAGAACGCCGAAGGCGTCTTCGAGGGCGGGGGGATCAACTACTCGGCCGGCGGTGTTGGGCTGACCATCCTGCCGCCGGACTCGATGCGAGGGGTCATCGGCGTAAACCCAGAGCTGCTTGACCGCTACGAGGCGGCCATGGCCCGCTATTTGGGCCAACGTACTGGGCCGAACCTGCCGGAGCCGACGGGTCCCGACTGGACCGCCCAGGGCCCGGCAGGGCTCGGAGCGTAGGAGAGCCGACGATGGGCGAATGGGACTGGATGAACGCCGACTGGCTGCAGAGCGTGACCGGCGGCCTGGACACCTCCGGCATCGACCAGGCCATCGGCCTGTTGGATCCGCTGCAGGGCATGAGCTACGGCCCCGTCAACGACATCTCGGACCTCCTGGCGGGTCAGGGCGCTGGCGGCTACGTTGTCGACACGACGACGGGCCAAGTGATGAGCATGGCGGATGCCTACAAGCTCGACCCCCAGGCTTTCCTGGCCTCCTTTGAGGGCGGCCTGAACCAGCAGGCGGGCCTCAAGCCCAACCAGATGGCGGACCTCGAGGCCCGCTACAACCAGGTGTTCGGGGGGCCTGTCTCCACGGGACTCGGCAGTCAGGCAGGGGGCGGCGCCGGGGGCCCGGGGACAGGGACGCAGCCCGCGGCCTCCTTCTCCGATCGCCTGATGACCCAACTCGAGAAGGACCCGATGAAGACGCTCGGGTTCTTGGCCTCGAGCGGGACCGGCGCCCTGGGCCTGGGCATGATGATCTCGGGCATCGTGCGCGCCAACGACGGCTCGAGCCAGATCAAGCTGCAGAACGGCCGCACCGTCGCGCTCTCGCCGCAAGAGGCGCAGCTGATGGACATGGTGGTCAGCCAGGCCCGGAACCAGGCCGATGTCTCGGGGATCCTGCAGCCGGCCGTCACCGGCGCGGCGAGGACAGCCGCCCCGGGTGTTCAGTCGATGCTCAGTGACTCGGCCATGGCCGCCGCGGCCCAGGCGCGTGGCCAGCGGGGCGTGGCCGAGGCGGGAGCCGACGTGCTCCCGGGCGCCGCGCGGGACATCTACGGCCGCGACCTGGCCAACGAGCAGGCGTTGCAGGGCGTCCAGGGCACGGCCATCCGCAACCTCTCGGACCTGCTGGGTGGCACGGCCGCGGGCCCGGCCGCCTACGCCGGGGACGAGGCCGCGCGCACGGCGGCGCTCGACATCGTCAATAAGGCGCTCGCCGGCAACCAGGCGGCCTCCCCGGCGCTCATGCGGCAAAAGACCGAGGCCCTGATGGCGCTCGACGCCCGCGCCAAGCAGGAGCTGGGCCAGGGGTACGCCTACTCGACGCCCTACCTCGAGGCCAAGGCCAAGCTCACGCAGCAGTACGACGAGGCCATCCAGAGCGACATCCGCTCCCAGATGTCCGCGGCCAACGCGATCGCGCTGCCCCGCTCGCAGTTCGCCGAGAGCGTCCAGGGCAACCGCTTCGCTCAGGCCGCTGGTGTCGCGGGCAGCACGGGGCGCGGCAGCGGCACCGTCGGCAGCATCTTCGGGACCACTCAGGCTGGCGCGCCGACCTCGGCGGGCAGCTCGGCGTTTCTCTTGGGCGAGCGGCCGGGGGCGCTGAGTCTGCAGGGCATCGGGCAGCTCGCGCCGATTGGGAGCCAGCAGGCCAACTTGCAGTTCCAGACGGACGTGGCCAACCGCAACTTCGACTTCACGAGCGCGCAGAACCAGCAGCGGGGCGGCGGGCAGCTCCTGGGCTACTCCTTGGCTCCCTACTTCCGCTCGATCGTCTGAGGAGGACGACGTGGGCGCATTTGACATGGGCGGCGCGGCGACAGGCCTCGTGGAAGGCCTGACCACGGGCGCAAACCTCGCCCAGAACGAGCGCCGGCTCCGTGTGCAGGAGCAGACCGCCGACATGGCGCTCTATCTGAACGGCATTAAGAGCGTGCTCGAGGATCCCGCGACGGCCGGCAGCGTGAGCCAGATGTTCGAGGCGCGCGGCATGAAGCTCGACCCCGCGATCGTGCAGGCCGGCCAGCAAGGCTTGGACGCCCTCGGCCATCTCACCAACTTCGTGCTCAACCAGGGCGACATCACGCCCGACGTCGGGCAGGCGATGGCGAAAAACCCGTTCACTGCCAAGATTCTCCAGGGCAAGCCCGAGCTGATGAAGCTGGTGGCCGAGACCGTCAAGGCCAAGCGGATGGGCGTGAGCCTCAAGGCGTTCAACGACGACGTCGCCCAGTATCAGCAGGCCAACAACGAGCCCGACTGGCACGCCGCGGCCGCCCAGGTGGCGCGCACGAAGCCCGAGTACGCCCAGCTCTATCTCGGGGCGGGGCGCGACAACCCCGGGCTCATCCAGGCCGTCGCTCCGGCCGAGGCCGGTAAGCAGGCGGCGCGCCCGCAAATCTCGACGATTGTGCGGCTGGCCGAGACGGGCCGGATTCATCCGTCCCAGGCCATCGCCGAGCTGGAGGGCCTGCCCGGCGGGCCCGAGGCCATCCAGCGGTCGGCCGTCCTGCAGGGCTACGCGGCCCAGCTCCGCGCCCAGGGGACCGTGACCGGAACGGCGGCGGGGGTGCAGACCCCCTTGCCGCCTTCCCCCGTGCCCGCGATGGGGCCGGGGGCGCCGGTCATCCCAGCCGGCCCGCCGGTCCGCAACATCGGGGACGTGGTCCCCGGCGGGCCAGCCGCCGCCGCCCCACCCGCCGCCGGCGGGCTGCACTTCCCCGGCTTCGAGCCCAAGCTCAACATCGGAGACTTCGGCGCCGGCGGCACGCCACCCGAGGAGGCCGCTGGCCGGTTCCAGGTTTACCCGCTCGGCGGCGCGAGGATCCCGGGGGCCACGGGCGAGGCCCCGTTGCCGACGGCCGGCTCGGTGCTCACGAGCGCGCGGGCGGCCGAGCGCGGCCGCCGGAACATCGACGACTACGTTCAGGTGGCGAGCCAAGGCCGCTACAAGACCGCGGCCGAGGTCCCACCGGAGGACATCGGAGTGCTGTCGTCTGCAATTTCCCTCATGACCGAAGAGGAGCGGGCGCGACGCCCCGAGACCGCGCCATCGATCGCGCAGACCGAGGGGGGCCTCGCCACCGTGGACCGGCGCTCGGGCAAGGCCACGCCCGTCACGGGGCCGGGCGGCGAGCAGGCCCAGCCGCCCGCCAAGGGGATGGCGGCCATCATCAAGAAGGTCGAGGAAGCCGAGCGGGCGAAGATCGGCGGCGCGCCGGCTGCGGCGCCCAAGCCTGGCGGGCGCAGCCTCAGCGACATCGCGGCCGGGTCGGATGCTGCGGCTGGGCTCAAGAAGCCGGGCGCCGCGCCGGCGGGTGAGACCAAGCCGGTCACGGGCGGCGTCCAGCAGTTCGAGGTCCAGGCCCCGGCGGCGGGCATGACGGGCAACGCCATGGCGGCCGCGGCCAAGGCCGAAGGCCAGCGCCTCATGCGCAAATACAACCTGAGCCCGCAGGAGGCGGTCGCAGTTATGCGTACCGCTGGTTGGAATGTTCGGTAGTGACCGGCGCGAGTGGCTGTGTTGGACGGCCGGATTCCTCGATGGCGAGGGGTGCTTCACTCTCTCTGCCGCGAAGCTCCGCGTCACGGCCTGCCAGAATGATCCCGAGCTCCTGCGATGGTTGCAGGAGCGCGCCGGGGGGCGAATCTATTTGCGGAAACCACGCCCCGCCGCGGCCCGGCCAGGCTACTGGGCTCGCCAAGGCCAGAGCGTCTGGCAACTCTGTGGACCCCCAGCAGCCTCCCTGATGGAAGAACTCAAGCCGCTTATGAGCGCGCGCCGCCAAGTCCAGATCGGGCGGGTCCTAGCGGGCTACGCGGCACGGCCACGGCGCCGCGGATCGGCGACGCGGCGGGACTCCTCATCGGCCATCCGTAAGGGCTGGGCCACTCGACGGGCCGGCGCAGACCCACGCCAACTCCGCATCGTCGGCTGAGATGGCCGACCAGTACGGAGGCGCGCCGCTCGACCTGACCACAGCCCTGTCCGGCGGCCGCGGCCTGCCCAAGCCTTACCGCCCGCCGGAGGAACCCGTCGACCTCTCGACGGAGCTCGCCAAGGAAGCCCAGCCGCTCGACCTGTCCTCGGTGCTCGAGGCTGAGCCGCCGAGCCTCATCAGCCGTGCCGCCGGCGCGGCGGGACGCTTCCTCGAACGGCCGGCCGATTTCCTGCCATGGCGGGGCACCCCCGGCGCGCGGGATACCGTGGTGGCCGAGCCGCCGACGCCGCCGTCGATGGGCGAGCAGGTCAAGGCGGGGATCCTGCGCGGCCGCGCGGCAGTCCCGACCGAGGACCTGGGCGCGCTCGAGACCGCCGCCGGGATTGTGACCTCCCCGCTGAGCCAGCTCGAGGGTGAGCGGGCGCGCGCGGAAGCCGAACCCCAGGCCTTCAAGACGGCCCTGCCGCGGCCGCTGGGCCAGCCCACGATCCAAGCGGACCTCAACCCGCCGTCCTTGGCCTTCGCACCGCCGGAGCTCGAGCCGGGTCTCCAAGCCTACCTCGAGCGCGAGCGCCGGCGCGGGGAGGATCCCACCGCGGCCGTCGGCCGCGCCGTTGTCCACGGGATCCGCACGAGCGGCCCGGGCTATCTCGCGCGGGCGCTCTTGACGGCCATGCACGAGGCGGGGCTGCCCGGGATCGACGGGCCAGCGGCGCTGCAGGAGCTCGATGAGGCCCAGCTCTGGCAGCGCGCGGTGTCGGCCACGGCCCGGTTCGGCGTCGACCTGCCGGTGCTGGCCGCCGGCGCGCGCTTGGGTGCCGCGGCCGCACCCGGCATCGGGCTGGCGCTCGGCAACGGGATGGTGCACGCCGGCCTCGCCGCCGGCCTCGAGAAGGACGCGGCGATCCGACTGGGCACGGTGGGCCTGGCGGCGGCGTTGCGCGCCGCGCCCTTCGCGGGGGCCACCGGCACGCAGGCGGGGGTGGCCGCCGCTGGGCGGGAAGCCTTGGCGGGCGCCGAGGGCAAGCCGGTCAACATCTGGGCGCCTGGGCAGGCGGCGCTCTTCGCCGGCGCAGGTGGGGCCGCGGCTGGCGTGCTCGGCGCGATCGTGCCGCCGGGGGTCCTACGCAACCTGGTCCAGATCGGCGCGCTGACGACCGTGCCGCCCGCGCTGCAAGGCCAGAACCCCACGGTCAAGGATCTAGTCGAGTCGGGGGTCGAGTTGGCGGCGATCATGACGGCGATGCGGCTGGCCGGGGTCGCGCTGACGCCCACGCGCGCGCAGATCCGCGAGGTCGGCCCGCGCACGCGGCCGGCCGCCGCGCCGCCCGAAGCCGAAGCCCCGCCGGC